TCTGAGTCGTAGATGACAAGACAGTGAACACAGGTAACATCATCTAAAAATCCGTCAGTCTCCAGATCGAATACGAGCATGTCTCCAGATGTAAGTTTTGTCTACAAATTGTGCACGCTCTACCATCTCTGGCGTGGGAGGATTAGGTTTAGAAATCTGTTGTTGGGTCGAACTCTGGTTCTGCTTGGGTTTCATTGAATTTACAGGTAGAAAGATCGTAGCTCAGTTGACAGGCGACACCAACCTCGCCTGAATATCGATTTTTAAGGACTCGCACAGTCGTAGAGCCTGATTTAGATCCACTCTGCTGATCTCGCTCAAGTGCAATGCACGCATCGCTGAGTTGAGCAATAGAAGCGGATCCTCGTAGCTGGCCGAGCGTGACGCGTGCTCCCTCTTCATGGTTGACATCGGATGTAGTCCTCCGTAAGTGTGATACAAGAAACAATGAGATACCAGTGCGTTCTACAAGAGAGCGCAGCTTGGTCATGGTGGTATCGATCATCTTCCGTTCATCGCCATCGAGTCCGCTAAGGAGGATGGAGAGGTGATCCAAGAAAACGACTCTACAGTCGAGAGCTGATGCCAGGTACTCGATACGATTATAAATGACATCAGGATCATAGGAGCCGAAACCGTCAAACAAATGAAGGTTCCAATTAGCAATCGTAGCATCGAACGCCTCTACTAGCTCAGATCGATCATGCTCTCCAAGGTGGAGGCTTCGTCCGACTGCTGCGGACATAAGTCCGAGAGCAGTACGGCGGTTTGACTCTTCAAGTGCCAGGTAACCGACCCGTTCTCCTTTGTTAAGCAGGTGAGTACATAAGTCACGGCAGAAGGACGATTTTCCAATCCCTGATCCTGCAGTAATCGTGACAAGCTCTCCGTACCGGATCCCGTGAAGCTTTGATTGTAGTCCTTGAAATGGATAGTCATGATCTGATGGTGGAGAGGGTGTTGTAATTACATCGAGGAGTGATTTAGCGTCAACAATACCGTCAGGCTTGTACAGAGTGTGATCATAGTTACAAACTGCACGTATTGCCTCTTCGTCATGCGCTTGGAGAGCGTCTGAGGCGTCCTTGTAGCCCTCCAGAAAGCCGATGTAAGCCTTCCCAGGGGGTAAGACGCTCGCCATCTCGATCGCGGCTTTGTGGCCTGCCTCATCGTTGTCTGGGAATAGTACGATTTTGTCATAATAATTGACCCACTCGTAGTTCTTTTGGATTGCTTTCTTTGCAGCGGCTGCACCGTTGGGTACGGACACCACATCCCAGTTCGGCTGTGCTTCCCATACTGACAATGCATCCATCTCGCCCTCAACAATCACAAGCTTCTTTGTTTTGCTTGTGGTTTTTTGGCGGAAGTTCTGCATCCCGTACAGGGTGTTGACCTCACCTTCACATCGAAAGTCTTTGTCTTTAGTTTTTATCTTTGCTCCGACAAGCGTGCCAGAGCTGTTGTAATAATGGAAGCGTAACTGTTCTCCATCCTTGTAGGCTTTGAAGAACTCACAGGTTTTTTCTGAGATACGCCGTTTCTGCAGCCTTCCGGCTGAGCCTTGTAATCGGACATCGCGCATGTGATGATTGTGAACAACATGGTCCGTGCTATCACCAGGTGTGTGGGTGTAGCACCTGAAACAAAAAATGTGGCCGTCATCATACAGGCTAGCTGCATCTGACGACCCACAATGTGGGCACGCCATGTGCCTAACAAACTCACTGGTCATAGAAGCCAGTTCAATGGGATATTTGCGAAGGACGTCCATTTGATACCTAGCTTATCACACCAGGCAGCATAGGTTGTCTTCGATTTTTTAGAGATTTTATTATAGGGTGCTTGGAACACCATACGAAGATCGATGTCAGGATTCTGTTGAATGACAGACTTGATCTTCTTTCGATCGGCACTGTCCCAGTAACCCTTGCACTCTAGCCAGATACCATTCGGAAGAATGAAGTCAGGCGTGTAGTTGTGCTGGATTACATACGGGACTTTAGTGCTTTCGTACTCGTACTTAACACCCAGTTCGACGAGAAGGTCAGCGACCCTCTCTTCGAGACCGGATCGGAATGCCATCAGAAGTCGTCTTCAGGCTCCGCTTCCTTCAAGGTAACGTTGGGGTCAGCGACCTTGAACCCTTGGGTAGAGCCAAACAGCTCAGCCACATCAGTGTCGTTCATGTCACCAGTGTCAACACCGGCAGAGTTGGAAAGGGAGACGACCTGCACAGCCTTCAGCTTCAGGCTTGTGCCGTAGGTAACACCGTCCTTGAGAATGTAAGGCTTCTGGAACAGAGCCAGCTTGACCTTGGATCCACCGTAGATAGGCGTATCAGAATCAGTGATAGGCGTACCTTCAGTGTCAACAATCGGAGGTGCAGTCTCATCATTCCAAGAGAACTTGACAATGTACTTACCTTCCGACACCTCTTCCCAAGGCTCAGGCTTCAGCACAGAACGCTTCGGGTTCTTGAGCTTAGACTCAGCCCACTTCAGGGACTCAGTGCGGTCGGGTTCGAGTTGGTCAATTACGTCCTGACTAACGATAGCCTTGAGGCTAAAGCCAAACTTGCCAGGTTTCATCACAGCTTGGTAGCCCTCCAGAACGACGGGCTGTTCAGTCACAATAGTGTTGCGTGCCATTTAGCAGAAGAAATAGGTGGAATCAATAACCGATGCAGGTTCTAGTGTGTTACACATCGGTGGGTCAGTCTCTGCCCCAATCTGTTGGGCAAAGGTGGTTAGGTACTCATGCTCCGCAAATAGGTGCATGTATGTTTCACGAACGATGTCTGAAAGAACAGACATGTCAGTAGCACGACATAGAACCGAGTCGTGTATGAGGGAAATCGGTGCGTTGAAGCGTAGTGCAGATAGGTGCAGGAGGCTTGCATCAAGTGAATGGATAAGGTTGGGAGCTGTTGCGTTTTTGTGGTGAGCTTTATCAACCTTGTCCGTGTCACCTGTAGACACCTTTACCTGACACCGTCCTAGTAGTTGCAGCTCTATGTTCTTGACGTCAGGTTTCATCAGCCGTTGTGTAACTGAGAAACCAGATGGTGTTGTCCATGTGATCTCTGTGAGACCACGGTCAATAGCATTGCTGACCTCTGACTCAATCCATGACATGACGGACATGGGACCAGGAACAATAACATCCATGGCATCACGTACCGCCTTGACAGTAGCGGTCAAGTCATCCTTATCAACTTCGACACCCTTCTCCTTCAAGGCTTCACGTATGTAACCTCGGTTAGAGTAGGGCTTAGCATTGTAAGGCACCGTCATAACTACTCGTTTGACGGTTTTCCTGTCCATGTACGGCTTGATACTGTCCGGTACATGAGGCGTAGCCTGCTCTGCGACAACCTTGTAGGCATCTTGTGGTTTATCAGATGGCAGGACATTAACCAGCTTAGCAGTAGATGCGTCCTTGGCAAGTCCAGCCAATATCTGAAGACCACTACATGTAGCGTCTGTAGCTACAGGCAGGGATGTGTGATGTCTAGTACACGCAATTACACATGCATGATACTCCTCACACGCTGCCATGAATTGCCATGGCTCATCAACCTCATCCCAGTCATTCAGGTTCCTGATCGGATCCTCTGCGACACGAGTGATAAGAGATTGATTGTCCTTTACCCATTGCTGTCTTTCTTGCATGGTTGCCTTGTCCAGACCATAAGTGGTTGCGACCTGAAAGGCTAGCCATGCTTCAGCTTCGGGTGTCATGAACGACTGCTCATGAAACTTAAGTAGTGACTTACCGAAGTCTGTATCTTGAGGTGTCAAGAATGCAGGGATAGGGTAAGCACGTCCACGATAATCAAACGACCATGGAATATAGAACTTCTCATACTTAGAGAAGATCTCCACTGCGTTCATTGTCATCCTTGTACGACATGACTTCATGAACGCTTGTGCGTTGGTGTTGCATACCTCAGCAGCTCTCCTCCGATAGTCCTTGCGAGACTCTTTGTTGTCCGCAATATCAGGAGGCTTGGGTGGTAGAGGCATCTCCACAACAGGGATGAACTTGCCGACTTCAACACCACGTTCTTGAAATGTCTTTGCGACATTCACTACGTGATCGTTGAGAGCATATCCTACCTTCTGAATCCTGTTCAGAAAGTCGATTGGTGTTTCCCCCTGTATAAGGCAGGGTTTGCCCCTGCGTACCATGTGATGACCACGCATAACCTCGTTAAGCAAGTAGCCACCAGGGGTTTCGTTGGTCCAGTCGTTCGGTTCAATCAGCATCGGCCAGGCTAGCGGGCTGAACAGCTCAGCGTTGGCTAGCACCTGGTCCTTGATCTCCATGAACTCAGGCGTGGGCACCACGTCGTTGAAGGTCTTACGTCCCTCACGTCGTTGTTGTGTCATGAACCAGTGCGATGACTCGCAGATACAATCCAACAACCAACCACCCAGCTTGATACGCAGTTGTATACCCCAAGCCTGCCAGTGTTTGACATCAGCTCTGTTCATCAAGGTGATTACATTCTTCACCTTCTGATGTGTACCAGATGACTTGTGCCAATACTTGTCCTTGATGTACTTCAACAAACCAGGTACGTTGCGTTCATAATAACGCATCATACACTCGTTCTCCAAAGCTGCACCGATTGAATCGGTTACATTCTGTACAAGGTTAGACTTGGGCTTGGGACTGAATACCTTATCAAAGGTGACCTTACAGGCAATAGCAGCAGCAGCTTCAGGCTCAATATCAGAAAGATATTGTATGATTTCCTTAAAAGCTCTGCCGTTCTTACGCTCTCTTATAGATGTACGAGTGGCATGAATACGATCAGCCACAAGAGGCATAAGCTGCTCAATAGAAGCCACCCCGTACACACTAGCGGATGCATACTCTTTGTGCTCTAGGTTGCTTGTGTTCTCTTGTAGTTGCTTGAGTCCTTGCCGTATCTGATCACGCTCAAGCTTGACTTGTCTGTCAATCTCAAACGGTGTCGCTATTGTCGTCCTCCTGCTGTTCGCGGATCAATTGAATCAGTTCGTCACGGTGTGGATGCATCTCAATCTCATGCATCAGAGTGTCCAAAAGAAAGTTAAATGTCGCGTTCGTCATCGAGCTGTTCGGGGTGAATGTAGTGGATGGCATCATGAGTACAGACAACGAACTCATGAGTCTGTTTGTTCATGTAGTCAATGACCTTGGCCTCAGCAGCGTGCTGACGCTTGTAGATGTGCTCTTTGACCTTGCCACTCTTGAGGTTGGTGGCACGGATCATACAGGCTACGTCAGACGGCAGCTCCCAACCTGCTACCTTCCAGTCCATGACCTCAACAAAGAGGTGATCAACAAAGGCTTCGGCAGGTGCGTCCTTGAACTTCTTCCAGTTGTTTGGAAAGTAGGGTTTTTTACCACTCATCGGTGCGTCTTACGTTTGTTAGTTTGCATTGTCTGTCCATGGACAACTCTAAGGCATCCCATGCGGCTTCCTCAGAGTTGGCGGCAAGTATGTACATAGTCTCGCCACTTGACAGGGTGACCTCGTACTCACGCAATGATGATTGTGAAAGATCAAGCTGTGGTAGCTGGGTCCTTGGGCTTACGTCGTCTGGCTGGACGTGGCTTGGGCTTTGCATCATTAGACTCCATGTTAATGTATGTGTCACGTTGGGCTAACTCTTTGTAGATGTCGTCCCACCTGTGACCTTGATCACCATAGTGGTGCAGCCAACAAAGGATGGCATTCTTAATAAAGTAATTATCATCTAGTGATTTACTTTTTACCATAGTACCTCCCGGTGATACGATTAGCACGCTGCCAGATGACAGCAGTGCTGAACAATCCTACCATACCGATGATGGCAAAGATGATGTTTGATTCAGACCAGATCATCAGTTGATTCTACTCCATGTGTTGTCAGTGTTTGCATTGTAGATGATACCATCATCGTCCCTGAAGATACATGACCAGGTACCAATGGGTAGCCTGCATTGTGCTGCAAGCTGTGAGTCACCAGTCATACGCATCAAGCGATGGTATGCATCTATGTCCTTGAAGATGTACGTCACCTGTTACATAGCGATGGGTTTGCAGCCATACAGGCGACCATGCGTTTGTCTTGCATGTCCTTGAGATTGTCAATACCTGCGAGACCAATGTATGATCCCACAAATACAGTGAGTGCAAGTAGTGCGATTCTCATAGTTTGTCAGGGTAAGCAGCAGCGTTGTTGGATACATAGGACACAGCACGCATGAACGTGTTGCCTATCTTACCTGTGATGCTTTGCATCTTTGACACGTTACCATGTGTGTCCAGCTGTACGTACTTGTCTTCGAGACATGTAGTGAGCTTGAACACAGTAGGCTGTGCGTAGTACTTGTCAGTGTGGATCATTTGATACGATTGAAACGATAGCCGTGCTCGAACGGGATGTCCGTGTGAATGTAGCCAGCGTTTATGCTGCGCTGTCTACCCTCATTGTCATCATGAATGTACCATACATACTTGTGTTGATAGATACCTTGATTGTAACCATCACACAATCCGTTGATGATAGCATTGAGGCGTGACTTGGTAGTGTTGGACTGCCAACCACCATCATACACCTCAACGTCGTCCTTGCTAATTGTAGCAATGAGATTGTTATGTAAGTACACACACGACACCTCACGTGATGGTGAGTACAACACCTCGGTGTTATCGTTGCGCCAGTCTTTGCAGTTCTTGACGGCGCTGATCATTTGTTGTTCGATCTTACGCATCAGGCAACCTCCTTGATCTGTTCGATAGTGTGAGATGGAAAGTTTTCGTGGATGTGATTGATACAATCATCCATGTCCACGCACTCTTCAACTGTTGCGAACGTAAGCTTGTTCGTCCAGTTGTCTTCAAGAATCACATTGAATGTCATTGAGTTACCTCCTTTTCTTTGTGTTGTTGTACAAGTTTGTCGCCGTATTCTTTCTGCTTATCAATCAAAGCAGAGATACGTTCAGAGCAGACATCATAATTAGCAGCAAGGTTGGCGACCTTGATACATTTCTGTATCATGAGCTTCTCCATCTCCTCACCTGCATTGTGATACGTCCAGAACCAACCCTCTCCATCGGAGCCTGTTGATTCTTCGAGCACCTTGTCAGTCTTGGCAGGTGTTGACTCGAAGTCCCAGGACTTCTGACGCACCAGGTCCAGTGCATGATTGAGTTGGCACACCTCACGCATTGCAATGCATTGCTTAGTGTTGATGCGTCGCTTCTCTTGATGTGCGTCCCTGATCTTCTGGTCGAAGGCAGTGTACTTGGGATCAGCTTGCTTAAGTTGATAAGCGTTCATGTTGTCCATGATAATACATAGCCCCGCTCAGTGCGTGGGCAATACCTGGGCAAGGGTTCGCACCTTGCCACCCGCTTGAACGGATCAGGCTACAGCACAGGCTGCATCGACACGGTTGTGACAGTACATCTCAACGATGCACCACACAGCTTGCTCCTTCATGTCCTGCATAGTGTAGAACAAGTCGGTATCAACTAGGTCCTCGTACTTGATACCGAGACCATCAAGTTCAGTCTCGATCTCGTCCTCGTACCTGTCAAAGAACTCGCACAGTTCTGTCGAGTAGATGAAGTCGGAGACACCAGCAGCGCAGCCATACTCGGCCACGTCCTTGATCTCGTCCATGTCATCGAAGCGCTCAGCAAGTGCGTCGAACATAGGTGACACGTTGTACATGTGTGTGTAAGCAATGGAACATTGACACCTAAGTGTCAGGCTCATGCCAGGCATTGCACCTGGCAGCGGGCTATGATCCCGTGAGCTGTGCCTGTCAGGCAGCAGGCAGAGCACCAGTCAGGTCAGGGATGACCTTGTAGCTGGTACGCTTGGTGTCAAGCAGGTTGTGGTTGATCCAGAACCCGATGCTCATGTTAGGGTTAGCCATAAGGCTAGCGATAGCACGACGAGACACGTTCTTGTACTCATACATGTTGCCGTTCTTGAACGACACAATGGCTACGCCACGGAGCAGGTCAACGTGGACGAACTCAGCAGCAGCAGAGGTACGAGTTGCAGAATAAGTGAACATGAAATGTGAAGAAGTAAGTGAACAAATGGCTGCGTCCTAGGGAGCAGCAATGACAGTGCCGGGACCTTGCACCCAGCAGGACGCTCACGTGTCTGCCTATCCGATGTGCATATGTAGTGCGGGTCGCATCGGTACAACCCTGTGCCTTGAGCATACTTGTATGCCGCATGAGGCGCTGCGGCTAACGGTGAAACCGTCACACAATGTAACATCCTGGCCGGCCAACTGGTCAAGCACCTCCAGGCTCTACGCTTTGGGTCAGATGACTGAACCGAGGCGTCGCAACGAGTTATGCAGTTGTCAAGGTTCTGAAGAGACGGGACAGCCTGAAGGGTCACCGGCTGTGTCTGATGGTTGAAGATCGAGACTCTCCTCCCCCTTAACAGGGAGAGTCGAGATCAAGACCTTCAAATCAGACATCAGAATCCAGCATACACG